ACTAACAAATTGTACTAATGATTTCGTATCCATATTATCAACAACTAACTCAACATACTGTTCAATAAGTTCATCTCTTTGAGAATTAGTTAATTCTTTTGCCATAAAATTGTCCTCCTTAAATGAAAATAAAAGAGGGGGAATCGCACCCCCTAAATGTTACTTACACCTCTACATCATCTGCGAGGTAGTCATCAATTACTGCTAGTAATTCTGCTGATGTTTGTGCATCTTCAAGAAGATTGAATAATGCGACTTCAGGATTAAATGCCATGATAAATGTTAAGCAAATTTACAATTAAGCAGTTTTGGGTCATACTTAAGGACACAATATGTTACCTTAAGTATAAGTAACCACCTGCCCAAGTTGTAAACTCTGGATCATGCAATTTCGCTCTATCTGATATTAACCGTAGGTCATATCTAACAATTTTAGCGGGAGATTTCCATGATGCAGGTTTATAAACTTCACCTGTTTTTCTATCAATGAAAGCATGAACACTTCCATCTCTATATTCATTTCTATCTTGAAATGTGTCGTAATCTTGTTGTATAATTTTGATATACTTACGACCAAATTCCATACGAAACTTCATCAGATTAGCAGTTCCATTGTTTAAACTTTCCAACTGATCTTTGGCATATTGTGATAACTCTCCACTGTATCTTTCGGAATTAGATGTTATCATTCTACGATGATAATTCTCATAATTCTTTTCAAGAGAGCGACATAATTGCCAAGTCCATTTTTCAATCTTCTGGTCTAAAGTAAGTCTTTCTTCAGGGAAGACTGCGATTGTTGGAATTGTTGCAACGGTCATAAATACTCCGATTAAATGTGAATTAAGGTGAGGGGAACGGTCAAGAGGTGCTTCACCCATCTTTGACTCTTTGGTGTGGGTACTAACTCGACCCCTCACTATAAGGACAGTTTAGACGTACCAGTTTCTATCATCTAACACGATTGAAATTAGCACAACTAAAATATTCTCTATCAATTATCTTATATGTACCAAACTCATTAACGATTACATAACCTTCATGGTCACATACTTCATCATCAATGTAACATTCAACATCATCAAATCTCTCAATTAAGTTAAACATATCGTGCTTAATTGACTGTACTAATTTCCATAAACGATACACGTTTACGTCTACATTATTATCATAAGCAAGTGCCTCTTGAGTTATATCGTCAATATCAATTCTTTCACGAATACATGTATTTAATTGCTTCTTAATTCGATTGACTTGTTTATCATCAGGAAAATCACATAATGTTGCAATTTGTCTTGCAAACTTGCATCTTTGGATTATACTATCTCTTTCACTACTAATTGTTACTTTGGGATGCCAATATAAAACATTCTCATCACTTTCCAACTCATATTCTAGTGGATAAGCAACAGCATCTCTCAAATCTTTATCAGCAATGTAATAAGTATGAGGTGCAATTATGATTTCTTGGTTGACTTCTTCGGGGAAATCGTAGGTGATTGTATTAGGGCAGAAAGTAAAATCGCCACCAAAACCGATAAAATCACCTTGGAAGATACCAGTTGTAAAATGAAGATTATCAAGGCACTTATGGAGAATATCTGCCACTTTTCCTTGATGATTTTCGTCAATTTGTCTATGGTCATGGTTAATTTTGATTAGTTTCTTATTAAAAACTGATTTAGTTCCTACAAAGAATTTATTATTTGCAGGATTTGTACCCCAAACTATTGCTGGAGAACCGTCAATCTTTGTTGAGATAGTACCATCATTAACAAACCAATCTAATACAGATAAGTTACCATTAAGGACGCTATCTTCAGGATGTTCAATGTGCTTGTTTTTCATAATTCTATCATAACATAAAAAAGAGGTCAAATATGACCTCTAGGGTGACAGTTTCTCAACTGACTTTAAATGCTAGTTTAGCAAACCCTTCGAGGTAGATTAGAGGAAGTATTGCTAACTCAAATCCATCTAATTGAGTTAGGTTTCTTCTCACTTTCTCTACTGATTTCACTTCTGGTTTAACTTCAACTGGTGCAGATTGCACTGGTGTTGGTGTTACTTTAGAAGCGGATTTTCTGGGTTGCTTAACTGTTGTTGATGCTTTACGAGTCCTTCTTTTGCGAGGAGTAGTAGCAGCAGTAGGCATAATTACCAAAAATCAAAGAATAAATGAGGGAATGTCAGGTTTGACTAGATCTAGAAAGAATGTCAGGTTTGACTAGATCCCTCACTATAAGGACAGTTTAGACGTACCAGTTACTATCTACTAGCAACGCTAATTGCTGGTTGACCTTTATTAAATACTGTATCTACAACAGCATTTATTCTCTTACTGGTGCTAATTCCTACTCTATCATAACAAGGAACCACCACTAATCCGTATGCTTTAGTATCATCACCTTTTCTAATTACCCTGCCTATTGTTTGACAAATACCGATATAATCCATATTTCTTAAAAACAATGCTGCCTCTAATCCTTTTACGTTAATACCTTCGGATAGAATACTGTGATGCAAAACTATAAATCTTTTGTCCTTATCTTCTCCCCATTCATGTAAAGTATTGAAGAAATCTTCTCTATTAACTTTATCACCATCAACAAATGCACCATGCTTTGATGTAATATAGAGAAGAGAATATCCTCTATAATTCATTTCATTAACAAAGTCAGTTTGTGCCATTAAATCTACAATCTGTTTTGTTTTTCTTGCACAAACTAATATCTTATTAACATTTGTTTCATCTATTGTTGATATTAAGTGATCGCAATCTTTCTCCCATGAATGTCTGCTATCATCAGGAACATTTATCTCCTTTATTAACACTTTAGGTGGTAATATGTGTCCCTTTTGTACTAATTCAGGTGCAGGAATGTTGCATAATACTTTACCATAAATGTCCTCATCATTCATTCCTATTTTATGTGGAGTTTTAGAATGTTTGGGAGTTGCAGTAAAGAAATAGCAACGATTTGCATACATTGAATAATATTCAGTAGGTACAACAAAATGTTTCTGTACACTGTTATGTGCTTCATCAAAATATATTGTATCTACATCAATATCTGCCTCTTGTATTCTATGAAGAGAATGATATGTAGAGAATATTAACTTATTAAATCTGTAATTATCTTTGACCCATTGTTTAATAGCATCACAATTTGTTGTTGATTGATGATGAGTTTCTCCTGAATGAACGTGCAATACTTTATGTTTAAGCATTGGATGTGTATCAAGATAACTAACAAAATCCTCACATAATTGTTGTGCTAATAATATTCTAGGTGCAACGATTACAATAGTTTTTCTATCTGGGTCTTTTAAAATTACATCCCAGTCACAACTATTAAATTCACGCTCTGCATCTTTTATCATACACATTGTCTTCCCACCACCAGTAGGAACAATGATTTGACCTTTATTCTTTTCACGCAGAGCATCAATTACTGTTGCTTGATGTTCACGAAGTTGAATCATTAAATAACAATCAATACAGTAATTATACCATAGAAATCATTTTAACGCCATCACAGACGATTCTAGGTACACTATAAGGACAGTTTAGACGTACCAGTTATTATACTTTTGGGTCATAATGTGATGCCGATTTCTTTTTTCCCTTCCTAATATCTTTCACTAATCTTTCTCCTGCTCTACTAATCTTTCTTCTTTCATGTGCAGTATATCCACTTGCTTTCTGTGGTTTATATTTTGGATCAACTGATTTCTTTTTCTTCGCTAACAATTTATCTGCTGCTTTTTGCAAGTCTCCTCTACCTTTACCACCAGCATTTGCCTTATTTCTTTCTTCTCTTGCCTTCCTTTGTTGATCCCTTAATGATAACCTAGCAGAACCTCTTTCACGAGTTGGTTGTTGTTGTCTTTCACTTGCTCTACCTTTAGGTCTTTGAGAACCAGCATCTTTACGTTGTTTATAATCTTTTGCTGGTGCAGTTTTACCTCCACCTATTGCTTTAACTCTTGCTTTTGGTTTATCTCCTTTAGAATGTGGTGATGGTAAACTCTTTTCTTGTTTCTTACGATCATAACCAATCTTATCACCACCTCTATGACTAGATCCACCACCACCTATAGCAGTACCTTCACGATCATAACGATCTTTTGATTCATTAATAAACTGCTGAAAAGATTTCATTTATAATTTATACACTATATTTTATTTATCTTTATCACCACTCAACATTTCTTTCACTCTTTTTCTTCTTAATTTTAATAGTTCAGTATATCTTTTAGATTGTTCACTTGTAAAAACAAATGCTTGTTTTCTCCAAGATTCTTTCAATTCATTCATTTCTTTTAAAACTAATGAGGACTTCATAATAAATTGTTATTGATATTATAAGGACAGTTTAGACGTACCAGTTAATATCATTTAGTCTTTCTGTGTTGTGCAATATAATTTCTTGCAGATGATTCATTTCTACAATATTTCAATATTTGTCCTTCATGTACTATTGCTAATTTAGTCTTACTTCCCATAACTGGAACAGCATAGTATCCATAAGGAGTGCTAAATCCATGTTCACAATCTTTATAAAATCTATGGATAGATTGTAGTTCTTTCTTATCAGTCATAATAATTTCCTCAATTTAGATATATGCCATCTTGACTGATAATATAAATCGTGATTATCAAATTGATTAATAATAATAGTATCAGGAAACTCACGAACTGCAACATCAATAACATTGCGAGTATCTAATGATTCTCCTGATTCTACACAATAATCAAGGACTTTTGAGAAAAATTGTTTAATGTTCATTGGACAACTTTCACTATTCTTTCATGTAATCTCTTTTGTATTAGTTTACCATAATCTTCATGCAATTCGCAACCTATGTAATCTCTACCTAGTTCTTTTGCTACAAATGCAGTAGTTCCAGATCCCATAAAAGGATCTAAAATAATATCATTTTCTTCTGACCCTGCTAATATACAAGGTTTAATTAAATCAGGTGGAAACACAGCAAAATGACTACCTTTATAGGGTTTATTTGTTATACTCCAAACTGATCTTTTATTCTTTGTTGGATATGATTTAGTGAGACCAGAATGAGGTTGCAATCCTGTACCTTTATTATGATATTTGCCATTAGTTCTATCACGAGTTCCCCAATCTTTAGCAGGTTCCTTGATAGCATTATTATCATAATAATATCGTTTGTTCTTACTTAAGAGAAACAAATATTCATGTGATTTAGTACATCTATCCCTCACACTTTCAGGCATTGGATTAGGTTTA